ATAGAACTCGCCAATAATGGTGATGACTGTGTCGTGTTCCTAGAGAAGCATGACGTTGAAGGCTTTAATGCCAACCTAGATAAGTGGTTTAAGAAACGTGGGTTTGCTATGCAGGTAGAAGCAGCCGTCGAGTGTTTTGAGGAAATTGAGTTTTGTCAAGCTCACCCCATTAACACCCAGACTGGTTGGCGTATGGTTCGCAACCATACCGCAGTGCTACAGAAAGATCCAATGTGCTTGACAGCCATTCCTAACAGCAATGTGTATATGAAATGGTTGAAAGCGGTTGGTGATTGTGGCACAGCGTTGGCTGGTGATGTACCATGCCAGTCAGCGCTCTACGAATCGTACTGCAAGCATGGCTCCAGTTATAAGCCTCAGTTTCAATTGGAGGTTTTTAAAAATCGTAGTCAGTTGAGCAATTCGCTCGGCATCACCTTGGGTAGCATAACGCCTGAAGTGAGAGCCTCATACTACTACGCATTTGGAGTGTTACCTGATTTCCAGATCGCAATGGAAGCTCACTATCAAAAGATTAATATCGATGTGGATTTACCATCACAAATCATAAACCGTGATATGGTAGACCTCACCGAAGCCGGCTGTAATATTGTCCAATATGAATAGTAACAGAACACGAAAACAATCACGACGACGTCGTCCCCGTCGCAACCAATCATCCCTAGCGCTCTATAGCCGAGTCCTAGGTGACACAACACGCATGCACTACCACAGTGCCACTCAATTGTCTAACACTGCTATTAATACACAGTCTGGTCTTGTGTATTTTGCTCCACAGTCGTCTGGTGTCAGTCTTGGTAGCATTTGTCCTGCTTTTGCAAGCATGGCTACCAATTTCCAGAAGTATATGATTACTCGAGTTTCACTCAAGTATGACCCATTGTTGCCATCCACGAATGGTGCGTTTTGGGCCATTGCATTTGAACCTCGAACTCAGTTTGCTGTACCTCCGCCATCCATTTCGGATGCAGCTGCTGGTGCGCATTCTGTGAGTGGTAATCAGATCACCAGTCGTACTTTGCAGTTTAATCCATCCCAGTATTTTAATGACTGGAAGTCATGTGGGATTGAAACAGACACTGATGATTCAATGTGTGGTGTGTTGCAAACCTATGGC